GTCACACTAGAGGCTTATTTGCACTAGAGCTATTGACTTCTAATATCGTTTATGGTATAATATATACTTATATAACAAATAAGTCAAAAGCGGTTCAAAGCTAAACAGCATAGAAGCCTTAGCCTTTTATCCCTTTGTGTGTAAAACATAAGGGTTAATACGCTTAAGGGCGCTAGGGGTTTAACCGCTCAATAGCTCTAGGGGTTTAACTGCTTAATAGCTCTAGAGCTACTCAGCTACTCAGCTCTAGAGCTACTTAGCTACATAGCTCTAGAGCTTAATAGCCCTTTAGCGCCTAAGACGCTTAAGAGTAAAGGGTGATGGAAAACTAAATGGCTACAAAGAAAACAGGCAACAAAGTAGGAAGGCCTCCTAAGAAGGCTCTAGAGGCTAATACGCCAGGTAAGATGCCTAAGCGCGGGAGACCGCCGGGTGAAGCTGCTGCTATGGCAGAGTTTAAGGCGCGTATACTCACATCGCCTAAGTCCACCAAGGTCATAGAGAAGATACTGGATGCGGCTTTAGATGATGACCACAAAGGGCAGACAGCGGCTTGGAAGCTCCTTCTGGACAGAATGATACCTGTGTCTCAGTTTGAAAAGGGCGCTAGTGGCAAATCAGCTGTTACGATTAACATAACGGGCCTTGGTGAAACCTCTGGTGTCACTATTGACGCTGAAGAGGCTGAAGAGGCTACTTACACGGATGATGATGCACTAATGGGTTGACGCATTACCTCTAGTGTGGTATAATATTGGTGTAAATAAAAAAAAGCAAAGGAGACACTTATGGGGCCAGAGTTTTTAATACTAATAGGGCTTAGCCTGGGCATTGGTGTCTCTGTGCTGCTGATGGTTATTAATGACCGCAAGCGATAAGTATGGAAATCCTCAATAAGAAGAACGCCTTAAGCGTCTACAATCACCTCCGCAAAGAGGTAGACCTGCCCGAAAGTCTCATTGTTGCCATGATGGCTAACATAGCAGTAGAGACAGGCGGCACTTTTGATTACAAGACTGAGCAGGTAGGCCGTACTGACCCTGCTTATGGTCTTTTTCAGTTTGACCCCCGTGGTGGCCTGTATGATCTCTATATGGACTACCTTGACCACACCAGTGCTTACGACTCTGCCGAATCACAATTGAATATGATGGTGGACATAGTGCTGAACGTGTGGTCGCAGGGGGTCTCCCATGTTGGGAGCGGAAATGTTCGAAAGGTGCTTCGTGCTGCCAAAAGGAGTGCAGATGAGGCAACCACGGCTTTCTGCTCCCACATTCTTAGGCCCGGTAAGCCTCACATGGAACGAAGGCTTGCAGCGGCAACCGAAGCACTTGAGCTGATAGTGCAGGAAAAGCTACGTGAAAGCAGAGTTCGTAACACCCAGTACCATAGTTGAGATATGTCGTGACAAGCCTGGCATGTTCAAACTCGCCAGCAAGATGATCTTTTACAGTCACCTGCTCATGAGGGACATCATCGTCCCTAAAGGCTATGAGACTGACTTTGCTTCCATACCACAGTTCCTCAAAGACCGTATAGATGTCAACGGCAAGCACAGAGAAGCTGCCATAGTACACGATTACCTCTGTACCAACGGAGCTGACATAGGCGTCACTCAGAAGCAGGCAGACCTTGTGTTCAATGAGGCCATGACTGTCTTGGAAGTCAACAGAATTATTCGCTGGTTAATGTTCAACGCAGTACGGGGCTTTCAGAGGTTCCAGTGCTGGAGAGAAGGAAAGAATTATGGTTAAGGCTACACTGGTGCTCATTGGGGCACTGTTGCTCGTTAGCTGTGGCGGCTGTGCCAACACCCTGAAGGTGCTGGAGGGCGCTGATGCCGCTTGTGCCAACGTAGAAATTGACGGGTACTTCACTGACTCCCGTGCCACTGGCAGGATCATGAAAGTCCCTGAAGGGACGGTACTGACTGAGCAGATGATTGTGGAGCTGTGCCCTTAAAGCATGTCAAGCCCTACCCTCTCAATCGAGCTGCTTAAGTGGCAGCAGCAGGTATGGCAAGACCCTACGCGATTCAAGATAGTCGCTGCTGGTCGCCGTACTGGTAAGTCTAGGCTGGCAGCATGGAGGCTGTTGGTAAAGGCACTGGAGGCCAAAAGCGGTACAGTGTTTTACGTGGCCCCTACCCTGGGACAAGCCAAGGACATCATGTGGCAATTGCTGCTTGATCTGGCACAGCCTGTCCTACATCCGTCCAAGCGCCCTAACGTGAATGCGCTAGAGGTGCCGCTGATGAACGGCATCACCATCAAGCTCAAAGGCGCTGACAGGCCTGAGACTATGAGGGGTGTGTCGCTGGCGTATCTGGTGCTGGACGAGTACGCAGACATCAAGCCTGATGTGTGGGAGCTGATCTTACGCCCTGCGCTGGCGGACTTGAAAGGTGAGGCGCTGTTCATAGGGACACCACTTGGGAGGAACCATTTCTACGACCTCTACCGCTACGCTGAGCTTTCGGGCGATAAAGACTGGAAGGCATGGCAGTTTACCAGCTATGACAACGAGACATTAGACCCTAGCGAGATAGAAGCTGCCAAAAAGAGCATGAGCAGTTATGCCTTCAGGCAGGAGTTTATGGCGTCCTTTGAGGCTGTAGGCTCTGAGATATTTAAGGAAGAATGGATCAAGTATGGCGATACGCCCAAGGACGCTGATTACTACATAGCCATTGACCTTGCAGGATTTAAAGAGGTAGGCAAGAGCAAATCCAAGAACACCAAGCTGGATGACTCTGCCATCTCTGTCGTTGCCGTCACAAGTGCTGGAGACTGGCACATAGAGAACATCATCTATGGGCGCTGGGAGCTAGGGCAGACGGCTGAAAAGATATTCCAGGCTGTACGTGACTACAGGCCAGTAGCCGTAGGTATCGAGAAAGGCATAGCGCGTCAGGCTGTGATGTCCCCACTGTCGGATCTCCAGCGCAAGTACGGCATGTTCTTTAACGTGCAGGAGCTGTCGCATGGTAACCAGAAGAAGCGCGACAGGATCATCTGGGCTATGCAGGGACGCTTTGAGCATGGGCGGGTTACGCTAGGTAAAGGGCCGTGGACTGAGAAGTTCCTTGACCAGCTCTTTCAGTTCCCTAATGACCTTGTGCATGATGACCTTGTAGACGCTACGTCCTACATTGACCAGCTGGCTAAAGTGCCCTACGGCATTCAAGACTTTGAAGACACCCCCTACATCCCGCTCTGCGATTTGACGGGCTACTAGTTACGGAAACAACTATGGAACAACAGTACGAAGACCTGACTGAACGCGATGCTTTTCACGAAGAGCAAGACCTTGCCGCTTGGGTAATGACCAAGGTAGACGAGTGGGCAGACCACTACGACAGCAACTACCGCCAGAAGCACGAAGAGTATAACCGCATCTGGCGTGGCGTATGGGCCGCTAGTGACAAGTCACGCGAGTCAGAACGCTCCAAGCTCATTTCCCCAGCGACTCAGCAGGCTGTAGAGTCCTCTGTCGCTGAAGTCGAAGAAGCTACCTTTGGCCGTGGGCCTTGGTTTGACATCTCTGATGACTTCCAAGACCCTGAAAAGCAGGACGTAGAGTTCCTCAAGAACAACCTGCATCAGGACTTCAAGCGCCGTAAGGTGCGTAAGGCTGTATCTGAGTGCTTGGTCATAGCCGCTGTGTACGGCTCTGGCATTGCTGAAGTCTGTCTTGAAGAAGTGACTGACATGGCTCCCGCAACTCAGCCGATCATGGAAGGTCAGCTCACTGCGGTGGGTGTCAACCTTGTACCGCGCACTGTAGTCAAACTGCGCCCTATCCTGCCTCAGAACTTCCGTATTGACCCTGCTGCCACCAGCATCGAAGAGGCCTTGGGCTGCGCTATTGACGAGTACGTCCCCACGCACTGGGTTGAAGAGCAGCAGGAGAAAGGCGTCTACAGGAAAGACGTAGCACTTGAGACAACTGTGTCTGACCTTGACCTTGAGCCTGATCGGACTATTATGGTGCCTGAGACTTCCAAGACCAGACGCACTATGTATTTCGGTAAGGTTCCCCGTCATCTGCTTGAGGCGTCTCAGACTGCTGAAGACGAAGAAGTAGTAGACTTGGGCGGTGACACCAAAGAGAAGAGCTACTACGTAGAGGCCATCGTAGTCCTTGCCAACGGCGGTGACCTGCTGAAGGCTGAAGAGAACCCTTACATGATGCAGGACCGCCCTGTAGTATCTTTCCCTTGGGACGTAGTGCCCGGCAGCTTCTGGGGCCGTGGCGTCTGTGAGAAGGGATACAACAGCCAGAAGGCTCTGGATGCTGAGCTGCGGGCGCGTCAGGACGCACTGGCACTTACAGTACACCCCATGATTGGTATTGATTCTACGCGAATCCCAAGA